AGCAGAAGGTTTTCAGCAAGCGTTCCTCAATAAAGAAGTCAACGTGGTTGGCTGTTACGCCGTGCTCCACGCGCCCCATAACTACCGAGCGGGTAGTAGACGAGTCGATCAAAGCAGTGTCTCCAAGCAAGGCGCTTGCACCTGTCTTGGCGTTGAAACGTACCACCACGAACTTGCCGTAGTTTTCTTGGATAAAGCCGTTTAGCACATCTTCTGCGTTGCGCTTGCTTGTCCTGACTGTGCCACGGGCTACATTGACACGGCCTTTCAAAAATTCCTTGATCTCATTGAGTGGAAAATCAACAATATTCAGATACTTATTGCCGAGTACTGCACCTGCCGTCATGATCGTACCCACGCCTGCCATCCAGAATCGCTCATCGTTGGTAGCGTTGAAATCTTTGTAGCAATTACGCACAACGTCAGGCACGAGCGTCTTGAGCATCGGCACATTCTTGGCCAAGAACTCAGCCAACTCGTGGCCAACTACGCCGTAGTTGTCTTGCAATGACTTGATGACTTCAATCTCGTGGGGCTCCCATGACAACTCTTCGTCCATGACAAACTCCAGAACACGGCGCATCTCACCCTCAGACGAGTGCTTGCGTGACCCTGTTAGGTAGTCCACGACGTGGGTATTAGAGGACATGATGGCCACTGTCTGCCAGATAGAAAGGTTCAAGCGCTCCTTGTTAGCGCCTGACTCCATACGCTCCTTACCGCGACCCTCGGTCATGTCCAGTAGGAACTCGGGAAACCACTCAGCATCCTTGCGGTTTTTGGCGGTAATCTCATCGGTCACTAAGGGCAAACTTTGCAGCAGACCAAGGCGTTGCTGCATTGCAACAGGGGAAGTACTCTTACCTGTGCGGTAGTGCGTTGGGTGACCCCAGATCGAAGCCGCCCCTTCCAGTGCCAATGATTTACCTGTACCGGATTCAGTAGAGCCACAGTGATAGGTCATGCCGTAGATACCTGTGAATCGCATGAAGGGTGCACTAGCCCCTGCCAGAACAACAGACAGATGGCCATACAGCTTCTTTGCTATGAGCATCTTGATGAACGTCACCCAGTTCTCGATCGAGCCCTTGGGTTTGGTATTGGCCACGATGTTCTCAAGGCCGGGCATCGGCACTTCTACAGGCGCGGCTGTAGCGCTGTAAATCTTGCCTGCGTACACGAACATACCGTTCTCTTGCCAGCCGTAGTTGGCCGGTACTTTGACGGGGGATTTGTCGTTGCTCATTTTCTCCACGCTTGCACGTACGTAATCAAACAAGTTCTTGTCGTTGCCTCGACCGAAAGCCGCCACAATATTTTGGTTGGCCAGTGCCTTGACGGTTTCGTCTTGGCTCACAACCGCCTTCTGCGCCATCGTGATGTTCTGCACACCCTCGCGCCTGATGGCCATGAGGTGTACTGTGTGCTCTCCGTTGTGGCTCAGGATGTCCACAGGGAAAAGATCGTAGGGAATAATCAAAACGTTGCGTGTGACCTTGTTGCCCTGCGCATCTTCGTCTTCTTTCTGAATAAAAATACCACCGCGCTCACCATAAGCGTAGCCACGGGGTGCTTCAGGGCGAAGCACTTTCTTGACTTCCTCGTCCATTGCAACGCGGGGCAACTCCACCACGCTTTCCACAGTCGTCACTGACATCTCACGCCCGAAGATCAGCGGATTTGTAATCTTGCCCCAGTGTGGGCAACTCGGGCAGACTCCGGGGTTTTCCGAATCCATCTTGGTGCAGGGGTAGGGGCCTTTGATCTCTGCCAGTTTGGTGCGCATGCGGTCTTCGCTGTACGGGTGCATGTCGCTTATCCACTTCGATGCACCTTCGCCGTCCACGCAAACCTTTGTCCAAGACAGGATTCCGCGCCACAGGGGTTCCATGCCGTCTTCGTCAGCGTGCTCCACGTAGTGTGCGATCTGGCCACAGCCTGTACCTGCTCGGGTCTTGACCACGATGTTCTTGAAGCGCGTAACACTGTTCTCAAACAACTTGACCTGACCTGCGCTTGGTGCGGCTGGCCTAGTACCGGGGAGTTCAACCACATTGCTAGGCTGCTTGGCTTGGACTTCATACTGCGTACCGACGAGGTTCTTCTCAACCACCGCACGGATGTCGGCCAACTCGAACACAGAGCCCTCGCTCATGAAACGCACGTTGGTCTGCTCCCGAACCTTTTTCTTGTTCTTGATGCCCGTATTGATCGTGGCAGGGATGCGCAAAACGCGGGATGCGTCTGACGTTACTGTTGGGTCAATGTCCAGTTTGTTCTGGTAGCACATGCGTTTGAACGCCTCGGCCACAGGCTTCCACTCGTTGACATCCACAGCTTCAGTAATCGGCCAGTATGCGTGCACACCGCCGCCAGACGCCACCATCCAAGGGTCGCCCAAAGCCGACAGCCCTGTCGTCTCCGCAAAGTCCATGATGGCCTGTGCCGCCAGCTTCGCACTAGCGTATGCCTTGGGTTTAACTAGTCCCGTTTTGGGATCAGGCAAGTCCTTGGGATGGTTGCAGTCCACGTCGATGGCAAAGGTCTTGACCATGTGCACATTTTCCGCAGTCCGATTGTTGTCGTCCCCGAATGTACCGAGCGCAAAATAAATGTCTTCACCTGATTGCTTCCATCTGTCAATGAAAGGCTGTGCTTCCTCCAGTGTGTGAACATAAGCATGTTCTTTTTTTCTTGAAAGTTCCACCACGCAATAACGCCCATTTCCGGGCGGTGGCAAAACAGCCGCTACAAACTCAAGCGGTTCCATGTTTGTCCGCCTTAATCAGAAAAGGTTTTGTTGGTTTGGGTCGATGAACGGGTGTTCGTCTGTTGGGGCAGTTGCTACAAAGCGGCGCAGTAATTCCTTCTGCCATTCCTTTGGCATACCAAACGGGTCATCCACCGCATCAGCGCAGTAGTTGATGAGTTCCCTGTTGGTCAGGGTTCTAGGTTGTATTCCTTGCATATTCTTCTCCATGCTTGTTGTGCGTCCTTTGAGGACTTCATTATTTCTAAGAGGAGTTCTACGCGGTTTTGATACGCGACAAAAACATCCTTACCTTCAAACCAGTTGTACACAGTTTGGCGTGTGACCCCGAGCGCATAAGCAATCTTCGTCACAGGGAAATCCAAATAGATCGCCCAACGCCCAAGCTGATTGCCCGGCGTTTTCTTTGCAGCCATCACTGCGTCAATTACTTTTTGTGAATAGGCCATAGTGTTTTAGGTGGGGGTACTAACTGCTCGTCTGCAAGCTAGAAAAAGCCTTTGCACAGCGTTCCCCCCGATTCAATTACTCATCGTCCCAATCGGACACGATGTCAGCCAGCTTACCTTTTTTGGCAGGCACAGCCGACGGCTTCGCAGACTCCTTGCGGATTTCTGGTTCAGCTTCGTCCTCAACTTCAGCAGGCTTGGCTTTAGCTTTGGCCTTGGCCGCGATCGGCTCGTATGCTGGGGCGTCTTCTTCCTTGGTCAACTCACCCATGGGGCGTGTGCCTTCGATCTTCAAAGGGGCAGGAGCAGGCTTTACACCATCAGAAGCGGCAACAGTCATGACGACTGCACGCTTGGCTTCATCGCTTTCGCCTTGAGCCTTGACGATCTCGTACTCTTCTGGAGTCAACCAACGATTAGGCGCGAAGTGCAACTTGGGCGCTTCTGCTTTCGTGTCGAACTTCATACGAGTCACAACCATCTCAGGGCTGATAGGTGGGTTCTGCATGGCCAAGTTGCGAGCAAAGGCTTGCAATGGGCGCTTATCTCCGTCTTCCTTACCAAACACCGAAGTGGCTGGCAAAGTCAACTGCAATACTGCACCTTCAATGTTGTTCTCAAGCACCACAGCCAAGCGTTGTTGGTAGCGGCAGGCGCGGCTGTTGCCTTGACCTGAACCTGCGATATTCTGAGGGCATGACATGCAAGTTGTGGCTTGCTTGTTCTCAGCGGATGCGTCTGGGCGATCACCATCGTTGCTCCAGCAGTCAGGGCCAGTGATGTTATCACCGTCATAAGACTTAGCGTAGAAGATACGGCTGACCTTGGGGGCAGCCTTGACGATGACAACATCCAAGAAGCGTTCGTCGATAGCGGCAATCTCCTTGCCACCGGCCAGCAAACGGAACACACCACCTTTGATGGAGATGCGCTGTGTGCTGTTGCCTACGCCGCCGCCCGTCAGGGCTTTGGCTGTCTCAGATAACTCGTGGTTGCGTACGAATGAGGGAACATTGGAAGGGTTAAATAGTGCGATATTTGTCATGATAAATTTACTTGGTTGGTTTAGTTACGCGAATCTCAAACTCCGTTACAGAGTTCAAGCCCGGCGGGAGAGAGCCCGGGTTCTCTTCGAGGTACCGTGCCATGTTGGTTTGCGCGATGCGTTTCTCCAGCAAGTCCACGACTTCATGCTCAAGAATAAACTTCTTGAATGAGTCCCAGTCCTGCGTGTTGTAACGCGTCTTGGTCACCATTGACACAGTTCCAAAGGAAGTCTGCACGGACTTAACGCCCATGGACTTCATTTGGTCTTTCATCGCAAAGCGGATTTCATCTTGCTGACCTTTAAGAGTTTCCATTTCGGTGTCGTACTCTTGAGTCAAGCGGTCGATGCGCTCCTTGATTTTGCGATAGATTTTTGCGAGCCTGTCCAGCGGTACTGGCTCTTGGGTTTCTTCAGACATTGTGCTTTCTCCTGTATTTGTTTTGTCTAAGGTTTGACAGTTTACATAATTTTTAACTCAATACAACCCCCTTTCATGAATTTATTTCTGTGTCGAACATCTCAGTAAGTAAAGAGTTATCACTTACCTTGTCTTGTAATGCTTTAAACATCTTCTTCTCAATCGGGCTACCCTGAATGTGTATCACAGTAACTTTGTCGGAATCTTGACCTTTGCGGTCGGCTCGTGCTATGCACTGCACGTATTGCTCCACGCTCATGAGTGGCCCATAAAAAACCACGGTGTCAGCGGCAGTTAGGGTAATCCCGTGTGCGGTAGCTTGCGGTTGCATCACCAATACGCGAGGCTCAGATTCGTTTTGGAATCGCCTGATGATGTCTGCGCGTTTGGGCGGGGTCACACTGCCGTGGATGCACTCGTTTGGTATGCCTCGGTTTGAGAGGTGCGTGTGTATCGTGTCAATGATGCTTCGGAACAAAGCAAAGATAATGACCTTGCGCGTTGTCTCTTCTAATATTTCCTCTAGCACACCAAGGCGAGGCGCTGAGTCAAACTCCACAACTTCCTTGTCATCGGTATAGGCTGCACCACAACTTATCTGTAAGAGCTTGGATACCCCTGCGGCAGCATTGACTGCACTGATCGTTTCGCCTGCTGCATACACCATCATCTTGTCTTTGAGAAGGTTGTAATACTTGGCCTGCTGTGGGGTCAGCGGGACTTCACGCGTCATGGTAAGGACAGGGGGTAAATCTAAACACGCTTCTTTTGTGAAGCGTATTGCTGGCTGTAGCGCTTCATGTACCAGTTCTGGTGCGTTTGGTTTAGCCGCCCATTTAAAGAGCGTTACCTTGTGCATGACCTGATCTCGCCATGCAGTGAAGAACTTGGGCACACCCTCGGGGTTGACCAACTTGGCCAGACCGTACGCATCAGCAGGCGACTGCGATGCGGGTGTACCCGTCATCATCCACAGGAATGTGTTGGGCTTGATGATGGACTTGAGGGTCTTCCAGCGCTTGGTTGTGATGGTCTTGTACGCATTGGCCTCGTCAACAATCACTAGGTCAAAGCGCCCATCGTTATTGATCTCGTCAGCGATCAGATTTAACCCATCGTAATTTGCGATTACAAATTCGTAATCTTGCTGAACCATCTCAATACGGCGACTAGCCTGCGCATGGTGCGCGACGATGGCAGAGCGATGGATGATACTGTTGTTCAAGTCACCAAGCCACGCAGACTGCATGATCGA